AGTTCGCCTGTTTTGGGCTTGCGTAATTGAATTTCGGAGATCACTTCTTTGCCGCGAGTGATTGGGTTATCTAAAGTGACGGTTTTGTGAGTTGCTTCTGACATAGTTAGACTCTCTGTTATGGCCAGGATGGCCGGTATGCGGCTAGAGGGCAGGATGCCCAGCGCCGCCTAATTTTAAAAAATGCCCGCATACGGCTATGTATTGCGGGCTTAGGTTGGTATTAACGCGTTAAGCCTGAGTTATAACCCGATGGCTTTACGGTGTTCGGCCATCATGTCGACGCCGTTGATTAGCTCAATGCCGTTAACGGTATCGACTTCAACCAGCACTTCCCCGCCTGCGGTTTCTTTGTAGTACGTGCAGGTCATGGTGGCTTTGGTTTGGCTGTTGTCGCCCGTTTTGTACGTGCCGCGATCGAGCTCTTTGTAACGGCCACGGCATACGATTTCGACCGCTTGTACTTCGCCAGTGTCGTCACGTTGGAATGAACCGGCAAAGCGCAACATCACACCATCGATTTTGCTGGCTGACATTTGCTTAACCAGCTTGGCCTCGTAACCGCCAAGGGTGAACTCAACGCCTAGGGCGTCATCGTCTAGCCCCATGTCGATATCAGCTGCACCTGGCATGCCGCCGCCACGGTATTTTTCAAATTTGCGGCTGAGTTTGGCGGGGGTAAATTCTTCCGCTACACCAATCCAGTTTTCACCGTCACCGAATAGGTTGAGGTGCTTGAGTTTTCTTGGTAACGCCATGGTTTATCCTTAGGCCGCTGCTACTGCGGACGCGAAGTCGACCAAATAGCGGTCGGTAATTTTTTGACGGAAGGTTAAATCTTCCAGCGGAGGCACTGGGGTGTAGTCGTAATCGATATACAACTTGCCCGCCTTGATGGTGCTAACGTCGTTAACGTCTTCGCTGTACCAGGCTTGGCCATCGACGATATAGCCAAGGCCCTTTAGCTCGCGGAACTTGGCGTTAATGCCTTCGATGATGTCCTTAACAAGCGTTGGGGTTAGCGGTTTATCCACTGCCCACATATGCGCATCAGCAATGGTGTCAGCCAGCACTTGCGCGGTGCGGGTGTAGTTTTCAAACTGGAATAACGGATCTTCCGAACAGGTACGCGAGCCCCAAAAACGGAAACCTGATTGATTAATCAGGGTGGTAATGTCGTTACTGTTTAGGTAACCGGCATCTGTTGATGGATCCTGTAAATCCCAGTACACGGGTTTGCTTAAACCGGTAACGCCGCTAACGGTGACGTTGGATAAGGTTTTGTGCCAGCCGACTTCTTTATCGATACGGGCGCGCAGGCCGAGGGCGCGGGCAACTGCTGGCGCAGTGGTATTGCCTTTGGCTACGGTATCAAATGCAACAAAGTCAGGCCAAATGATCATGACTTCACGGTCGCCAAAGTTTTCACGGTAAGCCACGGCTTCTTCTTTGGTGGCGCAGCCATAAGCGCTGATATAGGCAAAGGCGCGCAGCTTTTTAGCGGTAGAAGCAAGTTCGGTGGCAACTGGCAAGGTGTCTAATCCTGGCACACCAATAATGCGCGGTTTGACACCGAGTAAAGACTGTGCAGCCAGCAGCGCCTTAAGGCCGGTATACTGCCCTTGTGGGGTTACAGTGCCGACAATATTCGCCGTTGTGGCTGTTTCATCCGCCCCCTGCTCAACACGTACCACAACGGTAAGTGTATTCACTTGAGCGGCAATGGCTTCTAGCGTGGGTTTTAACGTACCTAAGGTGCCTGCTTTACCAATGGCTTGCATAACATTGGTGAGCAATACTGGGGTGTTTAGCGGGAATAGTGTTGCATCAGCATCGCTGGCGGTGCAGACAATGCCGATAACTGAGGTTGATACTGTACGAATAGTTCGGGTGCCATCATTGACTTCAATGACGCGGACCCCGTGGTGATAATCCATAATAAGCTCCGGTGCTGTGGGTTTTGCAAAACTAAGCAGGGCTAAGCTTGCAGAGCACACCGGAGCGGTGCTACTGGTTTGAGTGGTAAGAGTCGTTTATTGACCTAAAAACCTCTGATCATTCATCAGTTGTAATAGGGTAGCGCTGCTTGATCTCGACCACTTTATCGCGCCACGCTTGCTCACTTTCTGGCGTTTGGTCGTATTGCCACTCCATATACAGCGGGTCCGACTCTTCTCGGTACGCAGCCTGACGTTTTTCGATGTTTTGCGACAACTCAAAGTCACGCTGGGCGAGCACAGAATTTACCTGTTCAGTGCTCATGCCTAGGTTGTTCATATATTCACGCGACACATCAGTATGCGATACGCCGTTAAATAAATAGGTGAATTTTTCATTCATTGCTGTTTCTCCTGAACGGCTTGCTAAGCAAAGCCTTTGTTAGGTTGTAAGTATTGGCATGGCTAGCGTGTCCTAGCCATGATTGGATGGTTTGCTTTATCTCCACTAGATTGATCTCGCCTTCACCAAACTTCCTATGGAACTGCTTTAGCTTGGCTTTTATTCGATTGACGCTGCACTTTCTTAATAGCCTATGGCCTGAGTAAATTCGATACCCCAGAAAATCTAAGCTTCTACCTTGACTGGTTGAAATGGGAAAAACTTGCGTCTTACTGTTAGTTTTGAGCCTGAGATGTTGATGCAAAAAAGTTTCTATCTCATGCCTCCACGCATGGAGCTTGGTTTTATCCTGGTGCACGATGACAAAGTCATCCATATAGCGCACGTAGTTTTTCGCCTTTAGATTGTGCTTAACAAATCTATCAAGCTCATTGAGATAGATGTTGGCAAATATCTGGCTCGTTAGGTTACCCAGCGGAATACCTACGCCGAGCGCATCACTCGGGCTGTTGTCAATGATATAAAACAGCAACGCTTTGGTGCGCTCGCATTGTATTTTTGCATTTAGCAGCGATTTAAGAATGTGGTGATCAATGCTAGAAAAATAACGACTAATGTCCGCCTTAAGTGCATAAGCTTTGCCGTGTTTTTGCTCCACACGCTTGATAAAAAGCTGTGCTCTATCAGCACCTTTATGCGTCCCTTTATTGCGCCTGCAGGCGTAAGAGTCGTGAATATACTGCTGGTCAAAAAGCGGCTCTATGATGTTGTAAATCGCACGATGCACCACTCTGTCTTTAAAATGTGGTGCCGAGATTAATCGGCGCTTTGGCTCAAAGACATAAAAGTGATGATATGGTGACATTTCATACATGCCCCACATTAACTCGTTTTGAATTTGAATCACGTTCTCTTCAAGATGATTGAAGAATGCCAGTGTTGCATTGGCTTTTGTTTTGCCTCTACGGCATTGGTAGGCGGCATTTAAGATATTTTCAAAGCTGTAAATGCGTTCAAAAGAGCAGCCGATTGACGCGTCAATCGGCTTGATTTTTGTTTCAGCAATGGCTGAGGCGACTACATCCTTTTCATTGTTGCACTGGCAGCATCCCGTAGGATGTTTGCTTCTGGCGTAATCAAGAGCTGGACGGAAACCGATGCCGCTGCTCGCACCCGAGCGCGGATTGTTCAAGTTGAGCGCACCCAGTCCGGCGTTCGTGCCGTTGTTCCAGTTGCCACCGCGGATAGGGAACCGGTCCCGCATATTCATAATGCAATCGCCTGTTGTTTGGCTTTAACAGACTTTATCCAACCGCCTATCATGCGACCTATCTCGACGAGTTTTTCAATCCATATCTGATACTTTTTAAGATCGACATATCGCAAGTCTTTAGCCAGCCTTACCTGGCGTTTAAGAATTGATAACTCAATATCAAGTTCGGTGAGCGTGGTCTTTTTGTGATAACGCTTAAAAGCTGTGATAACTAAACGCTGCAATTGCAACATAGACAAACGAATTTCAGCGCCCAGTACATGTGTTTCATGTTTAGGGAACTGCTTCAATGCTTGATAGCCGTACAACAACATTTCTCGGCATTTATCTTCAATAAGTAAGGCGGTCAATCTGCCTCCAAGAGCAAGAGAACAGCTGCGCTATCGCGCAGCACACAAAGATTCAGACTTCACTACACAAAGAAAGCTGGACGGAAACCGATGCCGCTGCTCGCACCCGAGCGCGGAGCGCTCAAGTTGAGCGCACCCAGTCCGGCGTCCGCGCCGTTGTTCCAGCCGCCACCGCGGAACGGGAACCGGTCGCCGTAGTTTCTCGCGCCAATGTAACCACCAACGTTAGCCGTAGTGGCCGATTCAATTAACAATTTGCGCAATAGCTCGTTAGGCACGTAACCCACGGCCTTAGTAATGGCCGCAAAGTGCGAGGCGGTTAAGTATGGGTAATCGTTTGAATCGTCATTCATCGGGCCGTTGCGCTTAGTCACTGCATTGCTGAGGATGGGGGCGCCAGCGCTGCCCGTGCCAGTTTGGTTGTCGGTAGGTGAATCAAAATAGGCTGCGTGTTTGTGCCAGTTGGCTTCCGCCACGGCTGGGTTATTGTCCAGCGTGGTAATAATCTGGCCATCGTCTAGCTTCATTTGATCTAACCACTCCCAGACGTTGCCCACTAAATCACACACGCCAAAATTAGTATGGTCATGGTTCCAAGTTGATGGGCCTTTTCCGGTGTCTGTTCTACCT